GGATTCAGCAAACTTTCGCTCCAAATCCCTTGACTGACAAGCTCAGATGTCTAACGATTTACGAGGTTTGGTTGAATGCCTTCAGTAAAGAAGGTACCCTCCGGGGCGCCATACCTGGTCAGACCCATATTTCCGAGCTTGGCGCCTCCGTTGTCTATCTGGATCGCTAAGCGCTCGGGAATACCGCACGCATCACCATACAACATCGCCGATTACAACACCGTCGACCCGCAATACGGCACTGAAAGTGATTTTCGCGATTTCGTCTCGACGGCGCATAAGGTCGGCCTAAAGGCGATGCTTGACATTGTGTATTACCGCACGGCTCCGGATGGTATGATGAGCCAGCATCCGGATTGGCTGGTGCACAACCTCCTGGCCGTTGTAGAGAAACGGAATGCCTACAACAACCCGCAGGTGCGTCGATATCTGATTGAGAGCCTGATCCACTGGGTCCGAGATTTTAGCGTGGACGGCTTCCGCTGCACGCCCACTCACTGGCTTACCAGCGCGCCCATCCAATGGCCCGGAGAGGGGGACCGAAACGAGAAGGCGGTTACGAAGGAAACGCTGTCGAAGTACCAGCGCCTATTTGCAATTCGCAACGAAATTGCTGCCCTCACGACCGGAGACTTGATCTGGATTAAACAACAGCGAACCCGATAGCGTCTTGAGCTTTCTTCGCCGCAACGGCAGTGAAGAGATCCTCATTGTCCTGAATCTCTCAAACCGCGACACGCACGTGAGGATCGACCTTCCTGTGATGGAGTACTCGTCGCTCGAAAATCTGCTGGCTGGAGGCAAGACGTCTTTTCAGCTCTATTCAGGGCGGGTTTCCGCCGATCTGAGTGCATTCCAGGCAATCGTCGGTAGGCGAATCCCGCTGGCGCCGTTGGACCGAATTCAGTGAACAGAAATCTGCGATAAATTGCTGAGACTTGAATAAGCTGTGGACTGGATACACAACGGGCCCGTTATCCTAGCCTCCTTCTTGGCTTCGCTAGTCGAATTCGTCGAAGCTCTGACTATTGTCCTGGCAGTCGCGGTGACTCGCGGCTGGCGATCAGCAATTCTGGGAGCGTTCACAGGCGCTGCAGCCCTGATTGTTCTCGTCCTTATCTTCGGGCCAAGTCTGCGCCTCATGGACGTCAGCAAGCTGCAGCTCTCGATCGGCGTGCTTCTTTTGCTCTTCGGTATGCGGTGGCTCAGAAAGGCGATTCTTCGAGCGGCCGGCATCCTAGGCCTACACGACGAGGAGAAGATTTTTGCGGGCGAATCAGAAGTATTGAGAGCTGCTGCGAGGGGATCGTCAAGGCTCGCCGTCGACACCCTTGGATTCATCACCTCCTGTAAGGCAGTTATGATCGAGGGGGTAGAGGTCGTTTTCATCGTCATCGCCGTTGGCGCTACCGCCAACATGCTTCTGCCGGCCAGTCTTGGTGCACTCGCCGCAGGTTTGTTGGTAGTACTCATCGGGCTGATCCTTCACAAACCCGTGGCTCGGTTACCCGAGAATGAATTGAAGTTTTTCGTGGGTGTTCTTCTGTCCGCGTTCGGCGTATTTTGGATCGGAGAAGGCTTCCGATTTTCGTGGATTGGAGGCGACTGGGCGATTGTAGGCCTTGCGATCAGTTTCTTTCTTGCGGCGCTCGCAGCCGTGCGCATAGGGAAAATTCATGCATCGGAAGACAACCGTTTCGCGCGAACGAATCCCGGTGAAGCAAGGCACGCTAGAAGATGAACTGGATCCGGCGACTCTGTAGGGCGATTTGGGAGCTGTTTATAGAAGACGGAAGCTTCGCCCTGACGATTCTCATCTGGGTGACAGTTACGGGATTCCTTCTGGCCAAGATTTTGCGCGTTCAATGGAGAGGACCAGCCCTTCTTGTTGGCCTGCTCGCGATTCTGTTCGAGAATGTGAGGCGAACCGCCAAGCCACCAGGTAGCAGATAGTGGAGCGCAGGGTTCACAGGACGAGAAGGGTGTTGTGACTCGATTGCGGAATGCAGATCCATCCTGACATTCTGAACGTTCACAAAATTCTGAGCAAGAACATTTCTCCTGATATCAGCAGCTTAGCTGAAAAACTGCGGGTCGCGCTGAGACCACGCCTGTAGTGTTGAGTCCAGATGAATCCGAATGGGATTGCAGATAGCTCATGCAATTCCGGACATCTGGATGAATTGTGCTGGGCGTATAAGCCTCTTCCCTCGCAGGCGAGATTCAAGGCGGTTCGTTCACGGCTAAAAGGGTTTTCGGGACCGGTGGGGTCCGGAAAGAGCGCGGCTCTATCGTTTGAAGCGCTTCGGCTTTCGTATATCAACAGAGGACGACAAGGCGTGCTCGCAGCTCCTACGTACACCATGCTGCGTGACGCAACGTTGGCCAGTCTTCTCGAGCTGCTCTCAGTTCAGGAGATCGAATTTGAAAGAAGAAAGGCGGACGGAGAAATCATCGTGATTCGGCCTGACAGCGTCACTCTACTGAGATCGCTCGACGAGCCGGAAAGATTACGCGGGACAAACTTAGCATGGTTTGGAATAGACGAACTGTCGTATTCGCGAGAAGAAGGGTGGCTTCGGTTGGAGGCCAGGCTTCGGGACCCGAAGGCCAGAAGGCTCTGCGGGCTGGCTGTTTGGACGCCCCAAGGCCATGATTGGGTCTACAAACGGTTCATTCATAACCCAATTGAGGGCTATGAATGCGTTCAGGCGAAGCCGTTCGAGAACACTCACGTCCTCGGGAAAACGCCTGATTACTACGAACGTTTGGAAAGAAGTTATGATCCGAGGTTCTATCGTCAGGAGGTTCTGGGCGAATACGTAAACAGTCGCACAGACCGCGTGTATCACTGTTTCAATCAGAGCGTTCATATGGGCCAGCATCAGTACGATCCAAAAGAACCGCTAATGTGGGCTCTGGATTTCAACGTGGCGCCGATGAGTTCGATCCTTCTGCAGTGGAAGCGAGATCAGTTGGTGGTGATAGATGAAATTGTGCTCGACAGGGCTTCGACTGAGGAGGCCTGCCTTGAATTCGAGAACCGCTACAAGCACCATGCCGCAAAGATCGAGATTTTTGGAGACGCAAGTGGAAGACACATGCGGACCACGGGGAAGACGGATTACGAGATATTACAAAGCTCCTTGCGACGGGCGGGGTTCAGCAACGTAAGCGTGCGGGTACCGCTTAGCAACCCACCTGTTATGAGCCGAGTGCATCGGGTTAATGCATTGCTTACAAATGCCTTAGGAGAGGTAAGGTTGGAGGTAAACAGCCGCTGCATGGAATTGATTCGCGACTTCGAGGAAGTGGTATTCAAACCCGATTCTGGAGTGATTGACAAGAACAGAGATCCCAAGCGTAGCCATGTTTCCGATGCCTTGGGCTATGCGATTTGGGAGCTATTCGGTGAAAAACCAAGAGCTGGGGAAATGGACAAGCGATTGTTTTAAAGCGGATCGAGTGGAGACATGATCGAGATCGACCGGGAACACCCGGACTACAAACGACAGTTGCATGCGTGGCGCATGTATCGCGACCTCTACTCAGGAGGGCACGCTTTCAAAGCGCGTGCAGCGGACTATCTTCTGAGAAGGCAGAAAGAGCCACTCGATGTGTACTCGGAGAGATTGCATCGCGTATTTTACGAGAACTACATCGGCTCAATTATCGACTGGTATGCGGCCACGGTCTTTCGGCGCGAGCCCAGCTTCGAATTCCAGGGAGGCTTTAAATCGGGTCATGCGTTCCTAACTAAGTTGGCAGACGATTGCGATATGAGAGGAACGAAATTGGCCAGCTTTTTCCGGCTTTGCTTTATAGATTCCCTAATCGCAGGTGCATCTCACGTCCTGATCGATTTTCCTCGGGCTATCAACCGGCCTCAGAATCGGGCCGAAGAGGAATCCGAGGGCTTGTCGAGGGCCTTTCTCGTACGTTATCAGGCGGAGGAGCTGATCAATTGGAGCTGCGATGAACGTGGGGAATACGAGTGGGTCGTTATCCGGCACAAGTTACGCCGGCAGCCGACGATAGATAAGTCGGAAGTCGTTGATGAGACTTTGTGGCATTACTATGACAGATCATCATACCGGACGTACAGGCGAATCGAGGGGCCCGACGAGCGGAATATCGAACTGGTGTCTCAGGGCATGCACGGATTAGCCAGACTCCATCGTGTACCGCTCATAACACTTCAGGTGAGCGAAGGCCTGTGGCTGATGAACAAGGCAGCCCACCTACAACTGGAGCACTTCAACAAGTCCAATGCGTTGGGCTGGGCGATCACGATGGGACTGTTCGCGATGCCGGTCGTCTACTCAGATCGCGAGTGGAATCAAATCGTCGGAGAGAGTTACTTCATTCAGCTCGGCCCCACAGACCGGTTCGGCTGGACGGAACCGGATGGAAAGGTTTACCAGATTGCGGCTGACAATTTAGAAACTCTTAAAGAAGAGATCTACAGAGTCTGCTATTTGTCTCAGGCTTCTGGAGAAATCGCGGGCGGAAGAGCTCAGTCTGCTTTGAGCAAGCAGCTTGACTTCACCATTACTCAGGAAGTGTTGAGGGCGTACGGCGCGGCTCTCAAAGAAACGATCGCAAAGATCGTGACGGCGATTTCCGACGCCCGTCAAGACGGGATAGCGATTTCCGTTTCCGGTCTAGACGAGGTCGACATCAGCGATTTCGGGACCGAGTTGCAACAGGCAGCTTCGCTCTTACAGGTGGGCATCGATTCACCGACGCTGAAAGCCCAGGTTTTCGAGCGATTGGCTTTCAAATACCTGAGCGATGCCCGGCAGGAAATTAAGGACCAGGTTGTGCACGAAATCCGTGCACAGTTACGGGGGCGATAAGGGAAATGTCAGATCAAACGGAAACGGAACAAATTCAAACAGCCAGCGCGGATGTTCGAGATATAGTCCGCCAAGCCATAGAAGAGTTCATTCACGCCGAGCAGCGGAAGGCGGAGCCGGCGTATCGCACGGAGCTGCAAGATGAGCGTAAGCGACGGGAAGCTTTGGAGGCGCGTCTGAATCAGTTGGTAGAGGAGAACCGCCAGACGAAGGCGGTAGCGGAAGAGGCGGACCGGAATGCGCAGATCCGAAGCGAACTGCAACAGCTAGGCGTGGCAAAGATCGATCTCGCCTTCAAAGCCATCAAGGACGATATCGTGAGAGCCAGCGATGGACAACTGCAGGCTAGGGGCAAAGAGGGCAAGTCACTGCGGGAGTTTCTGACAACTTTTGTGCAGGAGAACCCGGAACTGCTTCCCGCCCGAATCGCTGGGGGAAGCGGCGCCCAGATCCCAATGCGCGATGCAGCGGAGATCGGTTCGCCGGTCGATATCAACAAGATTAAGCCAGGAATGAGTAAGGACGAGCTCGAGCGCGTGCGTAAGGAGATATCAAGAATCGCGAGCCAGGCGCTGAGGGGTGTCTGATCCGCTTCTTATGATTCTTACTTGACACCGTAAACAGTAGCTTGAGCCAAAGCCAGACGTCTATCTAGAACGAACTAGGGACAAGTCTGGTTAAAGCTGATTTAGGAGATAAATGTCAACAATTACATCTGCAAATTTAGCAAATGCGATCGTAAAGCTGGTCGCTGCAGAGGCGTTGCCTGCTTTGTTAGGTAACCTCGTCATGGGAAGTTTGGTTAACCGCGATTATGAGCCTGTGTTGGCCCACGCCGGCGACACGGTCAATGTGCCGATTCCTCCGGTTCTGGTCGCAAATAATATTGCGGAAGGGGGCACGGTTCAGCCGCAGAATCCTAATCTGGGCAATGCTCAGATCGTGCTGAACACTCATGCGGAAGCGTCGTTTATACTTCCGGACGTTACGAAGGCCCTGGCGTTTCCAGAGCTTCTTAAGGCGTATATGCAGCCTGCCGTGATCGCCATCGCGGAGCGCGTCGAGTCAGATCTGCTTGGCCTTTACGCGCAGTTTACTGCCAATGCTCCTGTCGGGTCCGCTGGCACGCCAATCACTGAAGCTGTCATCGATGCGGCCGAAACGGCTTTGTTCTCAGCGAAAGTGCCGGCGACTGCTCCAAAGTATCTGGTGGTGGATTCAAACACTTATTCACAGATTCGGCAGATTCCTCGCTTCAGCGAATATTATTCGTCGGGTGAAGCAGGGCTGAAGGCGCTGGTTGAAGGAAACGTCGGAAAGATGAAAGACTTCTTCATCTTCCGGTCGCAGTTCGTGCCAGTAACCGGTACCACAAATCCAAACACTCATAATCTAGCCTTCACGCGCGATGCGTTGGGCTTGGTTGTGCGTCGCCTTCCTCAACCTCTTCCGGGAACGGGCGCCGTTGCCGAATATGCCGAAATGGGCAACTTCGGCCTTCGAATTGTGATGAGCTATCAGCCAAATACTCTAGCTCAGCAGTTTACTGTCGACGTGCTGTACGGTGGCGGTGTCCTGCGGAATAACTTCGCAGTTCAGGTGAACACCTAACTTGGAGCAATTCTAACCGGGAAGGGGCCTACGGGCCCCTTCCTCAATTTGGAGGCAGAAACATGGATTTGAGACGGTACTTCCGCAAAATGCGCGAAGTGGAGGCTGAGCTTACAGAGCAGTACCCGATGGTTGTGAGCCTCGAGACTCCCGATGGGGGTAAGCCGGGTCTGGTAAGCGAGGTAGCTCGGGAAGTTGCGGCCAAGATGATCGTGGAAGGAAAAGCCGCACTGGCAACTGAAACCGAGCGCGACGCGTACCGAAAGGCGCAGGCAAATAGCAAAGCTGCCGCGCAGAAAGCAGAGCTGGCCCGGCGGTTACAAGTGGCGATTGTTGCCGATCCGGAGCTACACGCCTCCCTGTCCCCGCGCAAGGCCGGAAAGCCAACGGACGAGTAAGCATGGCTCTTTTTACCGATGCAGGGGCCGTCAGCCTCGACGATCTACTGCAATTTGAGACTTCGCTGGTGCAAGTTGCTTCATCTCACGGGATCAACGTGGATACCAAGGTCAAGCTGGCGAGTGAGACAATCGGCGACAAGCTCTTGCTTTGGTTGCTGGACGTTGGCGCTTCGGATCCCCAATTCGTTCAGCGAAGAGTGTTGGGGCTCTCAACTGTCGTGCTTACGGCGCCTCTACAGCGCTGGATCTGCTTCGAATCGTTATCGAGGTTTTTTGCTGAAGCCTATAACGTTCAGTTGAATACCCGTTTTCAAGGAAAGTGGACGGAGTATGAAGCCGAATCGGCACAAGCCGAGCAAATGCTCTTCATGTCAGGTGTTGGCATCGTTTATGCGGCGCTCCCAAGGCCCGTGATGCCGTCGGTGTTGGTGGAGGGCGGAAATCTCCCGGCACAGGCCATATTCGTTCAGAGCGCCTGGGTGGATGCGGCTGGAAACGAAGGCGCTCTGAGCCCAGTGAATGGGCTAGTTCTCCCAGCTCAGTCAAGTATCGCGGTAAGTATGCCTGGGAGCAGCGCGTATTTTCCGGCCGCCGCAGTTGGCTGGAACGTGTATGTAAGTTCTTCCGAAGTAGATTTAACGCGGCAGAATCTTACCCCTCTCCCGGTCGGCTCCATCTGGTATTCACCAAGCACGGGAATTGTGGACGGACCGGATCCGGTCGGCGGACAGACCCCTCAGTTCTATATCACGCTGTCGAAACAAATAAAGAGAGGGTGAGACATGCCGCCGCTTACACTTCTTGGCACGCAGAAAGTCGCCGGCTTACTCGCGGCAGGAAATGCGCTCGGGCAGCAGATTGCACAGCTTGCCGCGGAAGCAAGTATTCTTATACCAACTATTGAGGCCGAACGGGTTCTGCTAAGCTCGGCGCCTCCCGATCTGGCCGACAATAACATGCAGTTCGCTTATCCGAGAATCTGTATTTACAGCGGATCTGTCAAGAACACACAAGTTGAGAAGTTCAGGTCTTTCTCCGGGACGATTGAGGTCTTCTCGGATATCTGGGCCAGTGGGGATTTTGCGACTCAAACGGACGAATGGATTCACTACTACATCGAGGCGGTCACGACAATTCTTCGCGCGAACACAGGAAATTGGGGTGACGGCATTTTCTTTTCCGGGCGGTACCAAGTAAAGCTGCAGCCGCCCAAGGTAGGCGGCTTAGGGTTTGTGGAAGTGGCGACGGTGACGTGCATATTAGACGCGAGCATCAGTTAGGGCTCCGATGGCAAACTATATCTCTTCAAACGCAAACCGGTTCTACGCAGCACTTGAGCAGAACTACGGCTTGGCCGCATCAATAGCGGCGGGTAATCGCTATCCGGCGGTAAAGCTGCAAGCACAGCAGGTATTAGAACGGAGCCGGCGGTTAGACAAAACAGGTACGCGAACCTTCCTGGGAACTCCCAAAACGGCGAAGCGTCAGACAGCCTTTGAAACAAGTACCTATCTCACATCGTGGATGGGAGCGGGCGAACCTTGCTACGGAACTTTGATGCGAGCGGCTTTGGGCGGTATTCCACAGGTAAGCGGGGGGCTTTCAATTGCAAGCCTTATCAGCTCGACGGCGATCCAAACCTCAACTCCGCACGGGCTCAGCAAGGGGACCGGCATCGCCTTTGAGAACGAAGTTAGATTTGTGACTGACGTTGTCGACAATGTAACAGTTCTAATTAATGCCCCGTTTTCGCAGGGTTTACAACCAAGTAGCGTTCTTACGCCTTGCGTAACGTATACCCTAGGCAGCGAGTTGCCGAGCGTAACACTCTATGATTACTGGGACCCCGTAACGGCTGTGAGCCGGATTGTCACGGGCGCGGCTGTCGACCTCTTAGAAATGAGCGTGAACGGAGACTTTCATGAATTCACGTTCAGGGGACAGGCTGCGGACCTCTTGGATTCCAGCAGTTTCGTTTCCGGCATGGCTGGATTGTCGGCATTTCCGACCGAGCCGCCTTTGGGTCCGTTTGACTACAGTATTGTGCCGGGGCATTTGGGACAAGCCTGGTTGGGCGGAATTGCGAGTCAATTCTTTACGCTGAGCTCGGCCAGCCTTGAGGTCAACAACAATCTAGACGTGCGAAACCAGGAGTTTGGGTTTTCCTATCCGCAGGGCATCGTCCCTGGGCCACGACAGGTTGCATCTAACTTCACGATATTCGCTCAAGACGACACACAGACCGAGGCATTGTACGCGGCAGCGAAGGAGCGCAGCCTGATTTCTGCCATGTTGCAGTTGGGGCAGCAGCAGGGAGAGCTCATGGGCATCTTCTTGCCACAGGTCACTCCGGAAGTGCCGAACTATGACGATTCGGAGACAAGGTTGCAATGGCAGTTCAGGAACAACTTAGCGCAAGGAACAGCTAATGACGAAATCTTCATCGCATTTGCATGAGGAAG